AACATATGCAACAACATTAACAGCAGATATTGGAGAAGTTGATTTTTCCCAAGTAATGGAGACATCAGCAGCAACAGTTAGAAAATCAATAGATGAAACACAATTTGTATTAAAATGGCATACAAAAAATTGGCCATCCTTTATAACTCCTTCTGGGAGTGTAGTTCCTACTTGGACTGGTAGTCATGCTGATTGTTTAACTTTAATGGCAACAGAAGCTTGGACTTCAGGTTCAATACTTTAATATTAATTATCTTTTTGGATAGGGAAAAAAAGACAATATGGCAAACGAATTCATAATAAAAAATGGCTTTCACTCGAAAGGCAATTCTCAAGTAACCGGATCATTAAATATTAGTGGGTCAATGTCTGGCTCAAGTATGAGATTAACTAATAATTTAAGAGTAGTAAATACAGGATCATTTGGATATATTAAAGGTACTACAATTAGTGGCTCTTATATAGGATACGGAGGGGATCTAACAGGTATATTACCAGGATTTTGGACAGGAAGTGATTCATTTATATCTCGAGAAGGCAATGTAGAAATCACAGGTTCATTATCAGTTACATCTACAATATATGCAACAGCATCTCAAGCATTATCTGCATCATATGTTAATATTGACTCATTACCATTAGTTAACCCTAAAGTAGAATACGTAGACTGTGCTGCAATAACATCATCAGGTACTGATATAACATTACCAAATGGATTATTATTCGTATCGTCTTCAACTTATGAATATTTAGAGATATTTATTAATGGATTAAGACAACGATATGATATGGATTTTATTCCAACATCTACTGCATCAGTAGAATACCAAGTAACAATTCCGTTAGGATCGGAAGTAACATATAAATCACTCAAAAGGCCATAAGTTATGACAACAAATGAATTTTTAAATAACGTATTTACCGACGAGGTAAGAGCATATATAGTTTTTCAATTATTAACAGTATCGGGAGTAACAATCGATGTAGAAAATAAAACAATTAACATGGAAGAAAAAACATATTCAATTGATGAAATTGAACAATTGATAGGTTCATATAAATCAACATTAACTGAGTATGAAAATGGATATAAAAATGATTTAACCAATGAACTAGAACTTCCTCCGGATGTTACATCAATGTTAGTTTGGGTTAGAGAACAATTTGATATGTTAGGTGTGTATAAAAGGATGGCATAATTATGGCTACGATCATTGCAAAATTAAACGTCACCGGTAGTGTGTGGAATCCATTAGATCCCAATAATTGGCAAGGAGGTGTAGTCCCAGGACCAAATGATATAGCTCAGTTTTATAGATATGGAACTAATGCCGCATACGAATATAACTATCAAACATATCAACATTATTCCTTTGATCCAAATGGAAATGTATCTCATAGAATATACCCATCTGCTTTTACTAATAATAAATATACAAGTAGTTTTTGGAGTACAGATTATAAGCGAGAGCTAACTATGGCGACCTGGTCTGGTTCATGGACACAAGGATCCAGTTTTCCATATGGAGCTGCATCACCTAACTATTATTATCATCCTGGACTGTATTACAACCAACAATCTCTTTCAGTTATAGGTAGTAAATTGGCGTATACTGATACATCACAAGACCAATGGGATTGGTATTACAAAGATAAGATATATAGAACACATGGTGATAGAGGCCAGTATTATTATCGACTGTTTGGAATGACATATTTTTGTCCATATTATGGCAACCAAAATTCCACCACAAATAGATCTAATACTTCATTAACAGTAGATGGAGTAACTATAGCAGAGCCACTAGGGTTAAATGGCGAAGCATATGCTTCAGCTAGTAGACCATATGGTATATCTAAAGCACAATGGGCAGCACAAGGCCGGACTTATACAATGGCTGATCGCATGGTAGATTTATTTACTGGTTCTGCATTACATGTCGACAATGGAGGTAAATATAAAATATATGGCCCACATAATGGAAGAGGCATCACAGATACAGCAGCTGGTTTAAATAAATTACAATATTTTACTATAATACCAACAGCATCACTTGAAAATTGGACCGGACCACTCTGGGGGACAGCCTCGATCACTTACAACAATGCACAAAAGTATGATCAAAGCACGTATCTTCGAAGAAAAGCTCATCTAGCTATATCTAGATCGACCATGGAGCCGCAAGACTTAATAGATGAAGAATATCCAATATTGGTTTGGGAAGGCACACAGAGTATTATCGATCGAGGAATAACAGACTCTGCCGATTGGAATAATACACCATATGTAACAGGATCTGGTACATTATATATACCAACATACAATGGTGGTGTCTATCAAGGTATTGGACCTCAAAATCAAAATATCATCAAAGTAACGTTTAAAGATCCAATATACGCCATGTACCTATATCCAGAAATAGATCGTACATATTGCAACTGGGTTGATTCCGAATCTCTCGAAATGCCACTTGTGCCACCCGAAAATTCAGGCTATGTTACAAATGATATTTTATATAATAATAATGTATATAATAATAAAAGAATGCAACAATGGGAATTAACAGGTAGTCAGCATTGGCATGTAGGACGTATTGAAATGGGGTATTGGCAACATTTTAGAATCAAAGATTCTGCAACCATTACATTATATGATTTAGAATCCGGTACTTCATATCCTACAATTGAGATGCAGGATGCCGGTGTACAAAGCACATTGATTATTCAAGACACTGCAACTATTAATATATCATCAAGTAGAAGTACTTCACCAGCAGAATCTGGCATATGGAATTACCGATCAGGCACAACATTAATAATTTCCGGATCTCCTAATTACTCATCATCAGTATTAGCCAGTGCAGCTAATACTGGAGATTCTACCATTGAAATAACAGATTTAACATCTTCTTTTGGTATAGGTGACTATATAACAATACAATCCACCGGATCATTAAAAGTTACCAATGATGCAAAAGATCATGGATTAGCATATATAGACCAAAATGATAGTGGTAGTTGGTATTCTGCTAGTATGGATGACTGGCGAGGTCGACATGGTGTCGTGACTCAAAATACTCTAAATTATTTACCAAATCCACATTCCGGAAGTTACTTTAGAGGAGAAGCAGCCCCAATTGTAACTACTGAATTTACTCATACTGTAGAAACAGATGAAATAGTACAAATTATGACAATGAGTGGTGATTATGTAACCGTAGGAAAAATGTACGGAAAAGAAGGCGAAATACAATCTGATATGGGGATGTATTCATATAACGGATTTGCAGAAACATTTACAGATGTACCAAACACACGATTCTATGGCGATAAACGAGTTGTTCTTGTTGATAGTAATCATTTAAATTATAAAACAGATGATATATTAGTAATTAGTGGAAGTGTATATAAAGTTTTACATGCAACATCATATTTATCTCAATCTAATTTTTATGAATTTACATCATCAAATCAACCTGCGTTAAGTGACGTGTTTGATTTGAATCCCGACGATTTTAGAGGTATAAGTATTTGGCCTACTAGTTCAAATGCATATGGTGTAAATGTTCCAACATTGTATTATCAGGAAATGTTTCTTAAAAGTCGACTTTTAATTACTGGTTCATATAATGGTAGTCTTTTCTGGACAGGATCAGGAGGCATAGGAGCTTCATATGTAAATCATGGATATACAACTGTCTACTTAAGTAGTTACGGAGGAAAGTCTGGATCTAATAACGATTATAGATCACTTCAATTAGATCCTACGCAGTGTTATACATGGACGAATTTCGCCAATGAGAATTCTGATTGGGCTTACAGAAATAATCCTGCCCAAGCATACAAAACTCATGATGTTTGGACAACAAGTTACTTATCCGGAACATATCAACTTAAAGATACATCGAATTTTAGAGAAGGAGAAATAACAGTATCGGGAAGTATCATGAGAAATGGCTTATTTGATCCTACGTCCAGCGTAGCATATGATTACAGAAGTAATTTTGGATTTCTATATGGAGAAACACCATTTGTTGGAGTATCCCGACAATATTGGGATACTTATGATAAATACTATTCATATGGCTATAACAGGCCATCTCCATATACAATAGGATTTACTTTTACAGGCAGATACGGTCCTAAAGTAGCTATGACAGGAAATATATATGGTACTAGTATGCCATTATTTAAAAGAGAAGTAGAAAGAGCAGATAGAAGTGGTGGAGTTTTAGGTACATCCGGATCCATCGATTTAGCCGGAATGATGTTAAGCAGGGCCAATACTAACTTTGACGGAGCGCCAGCTAATTACATTACCAGAATGGGAGGCTTGGGTATATATTCAGATCCAATTATGAGCGGTAGTAGTTTTGACTTAAGTTCTGTAGTTAATAATTGGACAGGATCCGGTGGTATTTTAGGTTCTACAATTACTACACTTTCATCATCATTATACGCCCAACAAGCAGAAGGCATTACTGGTGGGTCTGCTCATATGCGCATGACATTGCAAGATGGAGTAGGAGAATTATTTGTTGGTGATGCAAAAGGAAATGAACTATTTTGTAATAGATTTATAGGCGATAAAGGTCGGGGAAGAGTTTCATTAAAATTAACTCAATTTGCTTCTATTCATAGTGTAAATATAAAAACCAGATGGCAACAATTAATTTTAGACACAGCAGATTCATTTAATTATCGTGATAAAATTAAAGAAGGCGGATTGTTATATGATCATTATGCCGGAAAAGAAAATAAATTTATTGCAACCGAAGTAGTAGACGCAAAAGGATTTAAAAATTTATTATGGGACTATGAATATAAAAAAGGTGATACTGATATTTTACCATATATGTTTGCATCTTGTGACTACGGAGCAACGGCCGGCCATACAACCCTAAACCATCTAGATGGAAGAGTTGATTTATTAACGCTTAATCCAGATGCATGTGTCAAACCAGGAGCTCCTGGTTATCATTATTGGCACAAATATCAAGCTAATGATAATTTTTATATTATATATGATTTTAGAACTCCAGTAACATTTGATACAGTCGGAATGACGTTTTGTAAAGATGGTAATACTTGGGAAACTAACGTAGATAATCAAATGAATGATGTTACATTTTGGGTATGTGATGATGCAACAGTTGATAATCCATCATGGGAAGAAGTTAGAACCACATATGATGATACTCGGCGCGCTACATATAGAGGAGGTATACGATTTTATACTTTTCCAGATGGTTCAGTATCAAAAAGATATGTTAAATATAGATCACGAGGTGGAACAAAATCAACAGCGTACGCTATGCATGGATTTTTTGGAGTATATGATTTTTCCGGTTCTTGTGCTGCATCTGACACTTTACCGGCAGCTTCTATAGCAGGAGGATTTGCTGACGAATACGGAGGCCCAACCGGATCGATGTTACAAATAGAATTAGCAAATACTAAAAATTTCGGTGTTGGAGATATGATTTACTTTTGGAGTAAACAAATGAATTCATCAGGTCGTCTACAGAATCAAGACGAATTAGTACCCGGCTATATAAATTATAACGGTGTTACCGGCGCGATTAATGGAAGTACGCCAGAAAAAGAAATGATTGGCGGTTTTTGGCCAATATATACTATAACTGATATAAGTGGTAATCATATTACTGTTAATAAACCAATAACACACGATCATATTGGCGAAGGAACAATGGCATATAAATATAATAGAGGAAAATTAACTCTATCGGGATCTAGAAATTGTCCATTTTATGTATACCCATATACCAGCACTAATTATGTGCATATCAGTGATACTACCTTTATAAATGGTAATTTTTATAGCTATAATGGATCAGGAGTTAAATCTCATCGTGTGATGGAAGATGTAGGCGCCATGACATATCAAGAAAGCTCGGCCAGACCATTACAGCCAGGATTATTTCGTAATATAATTACACCCGGGCTATACCCAGATGGGTATTCTACTACCTGGGATGACCTACCAGAACAAAAATGTTTTAATCTTACACAAACATACGGGAATGCCGTAGGTGGAATAGGCCAAATGCGAATGAGCTCCGGCAAACAGGTTTTTAATTTTTGCGTAAATGGTGGATATACCGGCGGATATAACACAAGAATTCATGCAAATACATATGCTTTTGGTAATAACAATGGTAAAAAATATTATTTAAATAATTGGGTAAGAAGTGATTTATATCAAGATCAAACATCAGGCGGAGGAGTTAGTTTCATCGCAGGTCAAGGATCATCAACACATAATGTAGAACATTTAATAGAAGCAAATAATACTGTCTCAAACACACGTGGCGTTACCAATCGATGGTCTGGCAGGAGCACTTATGGTTATACCACCGGTATTAATCAGGTGAAGAATGATTTAAAACGACATTCAAATAACATACGATCCAATACTTTCTATTTCCCATCGGCAACAAATCCACGGCTGAGGGGGACGAGTTATAATGAATCTGTATCTGCAGGGTCACCTATAGGTGGTAGCTTACCTGCTAATTGGAGTTATTATCCAGGAGGGCAAGTTCCAGTTTTAAAGAAAGGATTTGCAGATCCACTGTTTGGCAATAAAGACTATATAATATTACGATCAAATCAATATTTTGGTTTTATGTTAACCCAAAGCCCAACATTTAATAATGATAAATTGTATGATATGTATACATTTGGTGGAGTTGCTAACAGTAATCTTAATTCTTATACTACAGCACCAAGTGAAGCATTAGGATGTGAGTTTCATGTTAATGAAAATGACGTAGATATAAGATTAGATCTTGATTTTACTTATAAAAATTTATTGTGGAATGTTTACGGAGGAACCGCCGGCTATAGTAATTATGGTGCTCAATCATTTAATAATTTTGGCGAAGGGCATCCTTGTTTTTTATTATATAATATTGACACTAGAAAGATTTATTATACTAAATATTTAGATCAATGTTCTAGTACTACTTTAAACATACGAGAACAACTAAGTTTACCTGCCGGCACGTATTGTTTTATATTAAACATACGAGGAAATTATTACACAAATTATCAAAATCTGGTATTATCATTTAAAGATTTAAAATTTAATGTAGTTACAAGCGATTTATCAAAAGTTAAAATTGTACAAAATAATTTTGATGTATTAACTCTTTTTGATAATGAAGATCATTATGTAACTGGCCCAAGCGAGCCATTTATAGAGAGTAGAGGAAAAAATAGTGTATTAAAACAAACATCTGATTTAACAAAAACTTATAAGTTTAATAAAATCAAATTGTAATATTTATTAATATATGAAATACCAAATATTAGATAACGAACCCCTAAATTTTTATAATTCCGCTGGAACATTAATGGGTACAATCTTTATATCCGGATCAGAAGGAGATTTATATGTACAACCGATATCGGGGTCAAATGGAGATATAATATTAGGAAAACAAGACACGGTAGGAGATGTAGAAATAGGATTACCATCTGCAGAAGTATCTCTAAAATTAATGGGTGGAGGAACATTATCAGCAAATGGTAATACTTTAAATATAGGAAGTACATCTCCATCAGATACAGTTAATTTATATAATGTTACATATTCACAATCTTTATCAGTAACAGGATCGGTAGATATAATAGGTGGTATATCAACAACTTCATCATCTTCGTTTTTAGGATTACCAACAACAGAACCAAGTATAATAGGATCATTGTGGTTATCAGGTAGTAGTGTAGCTCACCCAAACTCATCATACCTAATGGTATATAATCCATAGTGTTGTTTATTAACTAGTGCGATATATATAAAAGAAAGAAAAAAATGGATTACTCAGATAGAACATATGCAACAACATTAACAGCAGATATTGGAGAAGTTGATTTTTCCCAAGTAATGGAGACATCAGCAGCAACAGTTAGAAAATCAATAGATGAAACACAATTTGTATTAAAATGGCATACAACAAATACACCAACTTTTATTTCAGATGAAAGCGTTGAATTAACTTGGAGTGGAAGCCACGCCGATTGTTTAACATTAATGTCGACAAGTGCTTGGACTTCAGGTTCAATGCCGTAGGTTTAGTATATAATACGATATTTATAATAGAAAGAGATTAATTAAAAATGGCAAGTAAAATATCAAGTAGCGGAATAACAGATGGCGGTAGAATAACCGCAGCACAAATTACGCAAGTTACTGACGCATTATCAGGAGTAAGTGCATATGACATTACAATATCTGGTTCATTAAATTTAACAGGATCTTCCCCAGTCACCGGAAGTTTTTCTGGCGATGGAAGTAGCTTAATTGGTGTTATATCTTCTTCACACGCAGTAACATCTTCATATTCCGTATATGCAGCAACAGCATTAAGTTCTTCATATGCAACAACATCGAGCCATGCAACTTCCGGAACAGGAAGCTTTGCAGGATCATTAGCTGGAACATTAAATGGCACAGGATATATAACATTAACGCAAGTATCAGCTAGCTTAAATTATGTAACAGATGTATTAGCAGGTGCAGGAGGAGTTCCATTAGGTGGATTATATAGAAGTGGAAGCTATATAAAGATTAGGATGTCCTAGGAAGTTACAAAAAATTTTATTATATTATAAATTAAAAAAGGTTATTTTATGGCAACAACAAAAAAGATAGAAAAAGAAGATTTAGAATCAATAAATAATATTAGAAAAGAATATTCAGATAACAGTATGAATTTAGGATTAGTAACAGTTGATGAATATAATATTAATTTACAATTGGATCAAATAAATGCAGCAAAAAAACAATTGTTTGATGCGTTAGAATTATTAAAAAAACAAGAATTTGAACTAATAGAAAAATTAAAAGAAAAATATGGAGATGGCCAAATTAATATTGATGAAGGAACATTCACATCAATCACATAAGTTTGAGCTATTTAACATATATTTATAATAAAAAATTATAGGAGAGCATTAATGTCAGAAAGAATTGTATCGCCCGGCGTATTTACCAATGAAAAAGATCAATCTTTTTTAACTAGCGGGGTTAGTGAAATAGGAGCAGCTGTAGTAGGATCAACACAAAAAGGCCCAGCTGGAATTCCTACTAAAATATTTAAATTTTCGGAATTTGAAGATATTTTCGGATCATATACAGAAGACTCGTACGTGCCACTTGTAGTAAATGATTATTTAAAAAATGCAGGTGTATGTACTATAGTTAGATTATTATATGAAGATGGATATCAATATAATAATGGAGTATTGGCAATAATTGCTAATGATCAAGACGCGTTAGTTACAACTGCTGACGAGTTATTAACATCATTTACTAGTGTAAGTGCATCTGCAGGATCCTGGACGGCCGGATTAACAGGAAGTTTATCAGGTACAGGCGCTGTAGCTTCAGTTACATTAGATACCACCGGTTCAATTTCAGCAGTTACTGTTACATCTGGTGGATCGGGATATACGATTGGAGAAACAGTTACATGTTCAACAGGATCTCTCGGATTCTTCTCCGGATCTCTTACATTTACCTTAGCAGCAGGTGATATAACTGACAATAAATATGTAACTCATATATTACATCCCACTACTCCCATACAACAAACAACAGAAAATTTATTTGAAGCATCGACACTCAGTGATTTAGGATCAGGCAGTTTTGCATTAACCATATCAGGATCCTTTATGAATCATCTAAATACAGATGTACCTGGATTTGCCGGAGCATTTGAAGTAGCAAACGGAGTTGGAATTACAGCATCAATTGATACAACGAATAATGCTTATATAACCAAAACATATGGTAAAGGTGCAAAATCAGTAGATTATCCAGTATATGTACATTATGAAAATAGAGGAGCACTTGATTTATATACTAATCAAGGAGATGTAAGTGTAGAATTAGATGTAATGCCGGCATATGTATTTTTAGAAGATTATTTAGTTTCTTCGACTCCATGGGTTAAATGTCAAAAAATTGGCGGGCTTAATAAAAATCTTTTTAAATTTCATTCATTGTCACATGGTACGAATGTTAATTGGGAAACAAAAGTTAGTATTAGTAATATAAAAATTGCATCAGAAGTTTCCGATCCTAATGGATATGGTACATTTACTGTAGAATTGAGAAAAGTAAATACTACTAATCTTCCACCATCATGTCCATATGATTCTTCTGACACAGATAAGGCCAAAGATATAATTCAAACATGGGAAAATGTAAATTTAGATCCAAAATCACCAAATTATATCGAAAAGAAAATTGGAACTCAATATAGAACAATTGATTCCACCGGCAAAGTTTTTGATCATGGTGATTTTAAAAATAATTCAAATTACATTCGTGTAGAAGTAGCATCTGGTGTAAGTGCTGCTACCAATGATAAAGAATTAATACCATTCGGATTTGCTGCACCAACATCACCTATATCAAATGCATCTAGTAGTATAAATTTAGAAGGAGCAACATATATAACTTCGCAAGTCGTTGGTGGCGCATTTAGTAATAAGTATTATTTTGGATTTGATTTTACCGATGTTCATAATTTAAATTATTTATCACCACTTCCATCATCTGGGTCAACAGTTGGAAATACAGCTGCGTTTGATTTAGGAACTATAAATCAAGATGCTGGTAGTGCCTTTCCAAGTTTAACCGCTCCATATTCTGGATCATTACAAACTGCGTTAGACGCTGGTACATTTACTGCAAACGTTTCTCAATATACAAGACAATTTATTATGCCAATGCAGGGAGGCTTTGATGGCGCTCGTCCTAATTTACCAAAATTTGCAGGAACAAATATAACAGCTGGTAATACATTTGGATTTGATTGTATGTCTGATTCATCGACTGGTACAAAATCATATAAAAAAGCATTTTCGGCACTTAGTAACACTGATTATTATGATATTAATATGTTAGTAACACCAGGTATATTACACAAAATACATCCAATTGTAACTGCAGGCGCTAGAGATTTAGTAGAAACAAGACAAGATGCATTTTATGTAATGGATACAAATGAATTAACTGATAGTATATTAACTACTATTAATACTATTACTAGTGTAGATTCTAATTATACAGCAACATATTATCCATGGCTAAGAGTTTTAGAGCCATCAATTAACAAAGATATTTGGGTTCCACCAGGGGTTGTAATTCCTGGAGCATTATCATTTAATGATGCAGTAGGAGCTCCATGGTATGCTCCAGCTGGATTAGTAAGAGGTGGAATATCTCCACCAGTTATAGATGTATATGACAAATTAAGTCAATCTGATAGAGATGATTTGTATAGTGCAAGAATAAATCCTATAGCAAATTTCCCTGCAGAAGGAATTTGTATATGGGGACAAAAAACACTTCAAGCAAAAGCATCAGCATTAGATAGGGTAAATGTAAGAAGATTATTAATCACAGTTAAGAAATTTATTGCATCTGCTACAAGATATTTAGTTTTCGAACAAAATACAAGTGCAACAAGAACTAGATTCTTAAATATAGCTAACCCATATTTAGAAACCGTAAGAGCACAACAAGGATTGTATGCATTTAGAGTAATAATGGATAGTACTAATAATACTCCGGATATAATTGATCAAAATATTTTATATGGACAAATATTTTTACAACCAACCAGAACAGCAGAATTTATAATTTTAGATTTCAATATTCAACCAACTGGTGCAGCATTCCCAGAATAAAAAATTAATGTTTACTATATTTATATAAAAAGGAATAAGAACCGATGCCAGTAGAAGAACCAGTACCATTAGAAAGTTTAGCCACCAACCCACAAATAAGTGAACACGATTTATTTAATTCAGCATTTGATTGGGAGCCTAGATACTCTAATAGATTTATTATGTCCATGGGCAATGTGCCAGCTTTTTTAATTAAAGCTTCAGCCCGACCATCGATGACTAACGGATCAATTGTATTAGATCATATTAATATAGACAGAAAATTAAAAGGAAAATCTAGATGGCAAGATATTTCAATGACATTATATGATAGTATTACACCTTCCGGCGCACAATCGGTAATGGATTGGATTAGGCTCCATCATGAATCTGCGACAGGTAGAGATGGATATTCAACTATGTATAAAAAGAATCTTACATTAAAGTCTTTATCGGGATTAGGAGAAGAAATTGAAGAATGGACATTAAAAGGAGCTTTTATTACAGACTGTAATTGGGGAAATCATGATTGGGCCAATGAAGAAGTTGTGCAAATTGAACTTACTATTCAATATGATTATGCATTCTTGCATTAAATTAATTACGTCCCTCGTTTGAATGAAAAGAGACTCTTTAGTTAGAGTCTTTTTTTGTGTTCTTATATATTTATAATAAAGTTATATAAGGAATAACATGGCAAAATTAACAGATCGTTATGATGATAAAAATATCATTGAATTAGCAAAAAAAGATTTCGAAAAAGAACAACGAAGTAAATTACCTTCCATAATCGTTGAATTAGCATCTAAAGGTATAATATATCCAGAAACAAATCCACTCCGTTCCGGAAAGGTAGAAATGCGGTATATGACTGCATATGATGAGGATATATTAACAAATACATCATATATGCGGGAAGGTGTAATATTAGATAAATTATTAGAAGAATTGATTATTTCAGATATTGATTATAAAACAGTTGCACAAGTAGATAAAGATTCTTTAATTCTGAATGCAAGAATTGTAAGTTATGGAGCAGAATATCCAGTCAAAATAAATGATCCAAAAACAAAAAAAGAATTAAATCGTGTTGTCGATTTATCTAAATTAACGGCTAAACCATTTACATTAAAATCAGATAAAAATGGAGAATTTGAATATATCGTATCTGATGATGTAAAATTAAAATTTGTATTCTTAAGTTCAAAAGATATAGAGTCTATTGGTAAAGACAATTTAATATCTGGATTATTATCAAAAATGATATGTCAAGTTAATAATACAAGATCTTCTGCGGATGTTGAACATTTTATTCAATATGAATTTTTAGCTAAAGATTCTAAAGACTTCAGGACGTTTATATCAGAAAATACACCGGGAATCGACTATAATTATGAATTTGAAGGTGATGACGGAGGCACCTTTACTGCCAGGTTTCAAGTTGGACCAGACTTTTTTTGGTTTTAATCCAGAAGACCGAGTTAAATTACACGGACAATTATTTGATTTATTATGGGTAGGAGAAGGTAGATGGGACTGGGATACTATATATAATATGCCAATACACCTACGATCATTCTATATTAAAAAAATTAATAAAATAAATCATGATCGGCAAGACGCACAGCGAAAATCTATTGCTAAACAGAAATCCACCCCAAGGATCGCAAAACCTCCTATGTAGATATTTATAATAAAAAGATCTTTATATGGAAATATCTGATAAGTCATATCATTTAATACAAATACTTCGACAATATCCTAAAACAGGCCAGGTGCAGGACGAGCCAGGTAAGAGCAGCCAAAATCCAGACATTGATGACCAGAAGTACAATTTGAAGGAAGTATTAAAATCTGCCAAAGGTTTAGAAGATCTTGCTACTGCTGGTACATTAGCATATTCCTCTTTAGCACAACTCCAAAAAGGATTTATCCAAGCCCAGCGAGGTATGGGAGAATTGTATTCTGTTAATTTAGATTACCTTAAATTATTAAAAGATCAAGCAAAAGAAGCTACATTTTTAGAACAACGTTATTTAAAATTAAATAAAGCATATGGTGTTAGTTCAATACAAGCAGGACAATATGGTAAAGTTCTAGAAGATGTAAGCGCCGAATTAAAAATTGGAGGCCTTCATGGCATGGCTTATGCTAGTAGTTTAAGTAAAATTTTGCCACTCCAATTAAAGAATATTACCGTTGGATCAAAAAACGTTAAGCAGAATGATGCATTAACAAGATCGTTATTAAAAACACAAGATGTATTACAAGCTAAATTACAACTATCAGAAGATGATGCTGCAGCATATCAATTATATACAGCAATGAGAGCAGAAGATTCTGATCAGCATTTAGCCATGCAAGCTCAAATATCCGAACAGATTGAAAAAACAACAGGATTAACTGGAGTATTACAAACAATAACTTCGGGAGTAGCTACGATGGCATCCAATGTTCGTGTACAATTCGGAAGAATACCAGGGAATTTAGAAGTAGCTGTATTAAAAGCTCGAATGTTAGGAACATCTGTAGAAGAAATATATAAAACAGGTCGTGGTACATTAGATATAGAAAAATCAGTAAATTCAGAATTAGAATACCAAGCAGTAACAGGCCAACGAATTGTAGATGAGAATGGAAAAAACTTAATAAATGAATTAAGAATAGCTACAGCGCAAGGCAATGCTAACAAAATGTTAGAAACTCGAAATAAGATTATCCGAACACAAGGGAAATTTTTAGATGGCAATTTGTATGCTCAAGAATCAATGGGTGAAATCTTAAGTCTAGAAACTGGTGAGTTGATGAAGCAACGAGAGCTTCTGGCACAGATGGACAAATACGGCTTAGACGAAGGCATATTAACACTTGATGCAGGGAAATTTGAAGAACAGATAACAGCTCACAGGCAAGCATTAGTAGATATGGATGATCCGGCTAAAAGGAAAGAGTTAGAAGACATACTCAATCGAATATCAGATCAAGCAGATGTTCGAACAACTGAGGACGTAATGCAGCAATTAGGTGATGTTATTACTGCAGAAGGGGTTAACGTACTTATTAAAGACTTTGGCCAAGCTGATGCATCAGGAATAATCGAAGGAACTAGGGAAGCCTTTATAAAACCAGGAGTTAAACGTGATAAGGATGGTAACATAAAATCCTATAATAGCGTAATGGCCGGAGCCGTAGACAATTTAGCATCAATAGGAAAAAATGCTGATGCAACCACGGCTCAAATAGCAGGTGCTTATACCACTTTTTCCCAATATACTAGCGATCTTACAAAGTTGAATTCTAATATAATTCAAGCCATACCTGGTATAGGAGGACTTGTTACATTGTTAAAAGAGCTGGAATTATTTGGTTATAAGGTTGGCGAAGTATTTGAAGCTATTAAACCCTCCGGAATGACATTAGGAGTAGAATCCAGATCTGAGACTTTCGAGCTTTCAACAGCGGGCAATGTAACAGTTAATAACGTTAGAGGTCTGGAAGCTGGAGGACCTGTTGCAGCAGGAGTTCCAGTTATCGTTGGCGAAGCAGGACCAGAAGTATTCGTACCAGATAACTCCGGCGCAATTATACCAAATAATCAATTAGCAAGTACCGGGGGAACCAGTACCAATCAAAAATCAACTATTGATAGAGCAAGTATCCGAGATCTTACAGATGCAATAAGAAATATTAGATGGGAATATCCATCACCAGGAATGAATTCAGTATAAGGAAAATAAAATGCCATTAAAGGATCATGTTAAACTACCATCTATAAATTTTTCATTAACAGAACCACGAAAGCCAGCTGTTAGCATGGAATCAATTTGGCAGTCATCGGTTGGCCAGGTTGTTGGTCATCATACTAATATACAATTAGGCGATACATCAAAAAGATTGATCGCTGCAGCTGCAATTGGTGCGGCATCTGGATTAGGGATACCTGCAGTATCAGCTGTAGCTAGTTCTATGTTAACATTAGGAGATGGAGTTACTCCAGATCAACAATATGCAGCTGTACCGTTTGAAAATTTATTTAATGAACCATGGATGCCAATGCAGGATTTTCGTGCAAGATTAGGAAAAGATCCTGAGGCATTATTACAAAAAAGATTGGATGGGGCAAGTGCTGGAATTCGTGGATCTGGCAGAGCTGTAGCGTATGCAGCTGCAAGTGCTACTATAGGAGCATATAATATATTTAATTTAGAAACGACTTATGGATTAGGCGATCCAGGAAATATTTGGGCAATACGACAAGATTTTACAATGAGAAGTCATATTGCAACAAAGTGGAAGCCAGATGACGGACCAACAGGCCAAGGACATTATAATCCAACAAGAAATCCCATAGAGATTGTAACACCATTTCGGGGTGATAGAGTTAATGCAACAGATTTTGGAATGAGAGGTTTAAAGGGGATATATAGGTGGAGACCAGCTCGATGGAAGGATTCTGATCCAGGCCCAATTGGTGATCTTCTTG